ATTTACTAATTGCAGCAGTGTATGCAGCCATTGATTCAGACAAGTTAACACTTGGCGAACCAGCATTTTGTTCTGCTACTTCATTAGATTCAGTATCACTCGCTTTTGCTTTAGGGTAGTAAGAATTTTTTAATGTTTCTATACTTTTTCTAAAACTGTCAGCGTCTTTATATTCAATTCCTTCTGCTAAACCATTAAGTTTATCTGCTTCAGTTGCAGCCAAGTCAGATGAAACATCTTTGATAATGTCTTCTCTAGTTGATTCTGCAATTTTCTGATTTAACTCAATGTTTTTTTCTATAGATTGGTTAACTTCTTCTTTTAACTTCTCTATTTCAGCAGCTTGAGATTCAATCACATCATACTTCTCTTGTGGAACATTGATGTAATGTGACTCAAATAAAGATTTAAGACCACCGATAAAATCTTCAGTAATCTCATTTCTTAAGCCTTTCTCTATTGCCAATTCGTTTTCTTTCATCCACTCCTCGACAACATAGTTTAGATAAGCATCCACTTTGTCAACGATTTCTTCTTTAACTTCAGAAACCTTTTCGTCAACTTTAGTTTCATACTCGCCTTCTAATTTTTCAATTTCTTCAACGAGTTTTGCTTTAACAGCAGCTTCAAATATAGTAGAAGCTTTTTGCTTAAATTCTTCAGATAAGTCTTCGTCATCTGTAAGAGCAGCAACATCTTCTTTCATGTCCATATCTTTAACTTTGTCTTTAGCAGTTTCTTTTTTAGGTTTTTGTTTAGGATCATCTTTGTCATAAGCGTCCTCTTCTTTAACCTCTTTTTTCTTCTCGTCTTCTTTATCAGCAACTTCTTTGACTTCTTTTTCTTTGTCTTTTTCAGCTACTTCTTTGACATCTTTTTCTTTGTCTTTGTCAGCGACTTCCTTAACATCTTTCTTCTCGTCTTCTTTTTCTTCAGACTTGTCGTTTTTCTTGTCAAGGTATTTTTTAAGACCTGCAGGTAACTCACCTTCTTTAACTTCTTCTTTATCTTTAGAAGCTTTCATCATTTCTTTTTTCTCATCATCTTTATGAGCTACTTCTTTCATGTCTTCTTTTTCTTTTTCGTCTTTCTTCTCGTCAGCTTCATAAGCTGCAGCCACAGTTTCTTTTTCTTTGTCTGCTTCTTTTTCTGCTTTTAGAGTAGGCATTGGGTCGGCTGCTCCTGCACTTTTTTGTTGTGGGTCACCAGTAATATGATTAACCCCTTGTGCGAAATCCACTTTAGCGTCAGTCGGTGAAGTGATTGCTTTTGTAATCACTTGTTGTACAGTTGCCTGTAATGACTTTGCTGGTTCAGCTGGAGCGGCGTTTTTAGTTGGCAAATTTGCCACAGTATTATCAGCCATCGTTCTATCTCCTCAATAGTTTTTTTGTTGTTATTATTGCAATAATCACACCATTCCCTACGGAATGTGTTAATTACTATTTATAAAATTACAGCTTTTTAAGAAAAGATTCAAATACTAGAGCGTTTTTTTCTGCTCTTGCAATTCTCTCTTTACTCTCTGCCTGTACTTTTAATTCTTCTACTTCTTGCTCTGTCAATATCCCATTATTCCAAACCCACTCTTTGCCTTCCATAATGCCTTCTACGTAAGCGTCAGGAGCGCTGGGGTCTGCGACTATATCAGCCGCGGTTGCAAGGTAAAAATCGTCTTTAACTACATTAGCACCACCTACATTTGCAAGTGTGCCCATTCCTCTGCTTGAAACTCCAAGACTAGCGCCCTCATCAATTAAACTTTTCACTATTTTTCCATATGGGGTATCTAATACTCGTGCTTCGCCTATAAAATTACTGCCTTCGGGTGTAAGAGCTTTGATCATGTGCGATACTCTTTCTAAATTTACTGTCGGGCCATCAGGATGACCAAGTTCGCCAAAAGCTCTGTTTTTTTCTATGAACTCTCTATTATATCTAGCTACTTCTTTTTGAAGTATCTCTTTAGGATAGATTCTTCCATTCCTATTTTTCACATCTGATTGCATGAATATACCTTTGATAGAATAGCTTTTCTTACCATTCTTTTCTTCTACGATATATTCTGCGTTTGATATTTCTTCGGTTATTAATTTCATTTGTATCTATCTCTAATTTCTCTTTAATATTTATACAAATTGCTATCTGAAAACCACTAAAATCGTGTAATTATCACCAAGTGCAAAATTCTTTGTAGATAACAAAACATCACCTGTTGGTGTTGTTGCGTTGTTAACTATCTCATTACCATCAGCACGTAAGTCCCAAAAACCTTGACCAGACAACAAAACTGCGGTAGCGTTTGTTGCACCATCCCATATCAATTCTACTGCTGATTTAGGATTAGCAGTGTTTATTGAATAAAAGATTTTAGAGATTTTTCTTTCCCCATCTTCGGTCATAAAAGTTGTATTGCTAGCGTCAATTTTTTGTACTAACGTTTCTCCTGTACCATCAGAATAATTAGTTAACTTGACAGCATACTTTACACCTGTCGTATCTGTTAATACCTGTGTTGAAACCGTATCAGCCATGTTAGTGTCCTACGCCAACAGCAGTAGCACTTACAGCGCCACTTGATGAAATTGTATGTTTAGCATGTTTCTCTATAGTGATTTCATCACCAGCAGAGTTTAACAATGTTGTACCTAATGTAGTACTACCATCTTTAACCGTAATGGTATTATTACCTGCAGTAGCAACTATTCTTACAAAGTGAGCATTACCGATAGTGTTATCTGATAATGTACCTGCAACAGCTGTACCTTTAAGTATAAATGTTCCCATTTTTATCTCCTTAAAATTGTTAGTGTTTCTTTATCAAAGTAATTCATTAAATCTTGTTTTTTTACGCCATATTCTTTTGCAGCTGCATTTACATTTTTCTCAAAATTAGCAATTACGTCTGCGTCTTTATCTGCTGTTCTAAACACCATATCAACAGCACGTTTCATTTTAGGCGCAAGTTTATTGTACTGCCTAGTACGCTTATAATCGTTGGCTTCAGTTATATTATCTTTAATAAAATTACTGAGCCACTTCATCACTTGACGCCTCTGGTGTTGCAGGAGTTTCAGCACTTATATCATTACCACTAAACACATTTGCTTCTGGAGCGTCTGCGCCTTGTTGTCCTGTAAATGCCGATCTTGCCACATCAGTTTTTGCGTCATCTAAAGCAGACGAAACTTTATCAGCAAGAGCATTTTTTAAATCCTCTCCTGCTTGTTTGTTGTCTCCGCTTTGTAATGAATTAACAAATTTATTTAAATTTTCTTTACTCATTATTTATCTCCTAATGTCGGTTTTTCTTTTTTACCATCATCCTCTTTTTCTCTAGGCGTAATGGGGTTTTCTTCGGGCTGACTTTCAGCACCTTCTTCTTCAATTTGATTATCAATTTCTTCTTGTTCTTGTTCATTTTGTTTTAATATTTTTGTTCTAATGTAATTATTAGAGAAATACTTACCAACGTAACCTTCTAATTGTTGAGCAAGTTGTACTCTTTCTCTCATCATTTCGCTGTGTTTTAATTCAGCAAAGTAACCATCTTGTAAGAAAGTATATGTTATATCTCCCATCATTGAATCCCATTCTTCAGGTGCAATAACACCTTTTAGAATTAATTGTGTCTTCAATAGATCATGGAATAACATTGTAAATTTCTTTCTTAAACGACCTACAAATTTAGTAAACTTAACTTCATCTCTACTAATTTCTGCAGCTCTACCAAGATTGAAACCTTGACCACCTTCTAATCTACTAATAGGTATGTTTAGAGAACGATATAGTTTCTTTTGGAAGTATTCTATATCTTGTATTTCACCTAGGTTTTGACCACCAGGTAATGTAGTGATTTCAGTTCCTCTACCACCTTCTCTACGAGGTAACCAAAAGTCTTCTAACATACTCATATAGTTTCTGTCATCTCTTATTTCACCTGTAGAAGCGTCATATACTAACTTGTTTCTATATCTTGCCATAACATCTCGTAAGTATTGTTCAGCCTTGATTTTAGGTAAGTTACCTACATCAATATAGAATATTCTTCTTTCTGGTGCACGAGCAATTCTGTATATTACAACAGCGTCTTCAATCATTCTTAATTGATTGACAGGTTTAATTGCCTTGTGTAAATATGATAAAACTTGATTTTGTTGTTGGTCTACTAATCCTGATGGACAATAAGCAATAGCGTCTGTTGCTATTCTTAACCCACCTGCGTTAGATGTAGCAGTCGGGTGTATTCCTCTTTCGTTGAATATATAATATTCCTGAAATTTATTCTCAAAAGCAAATGAAGATGGCATACCATCTGTTCTTTGTTTTCTTATTTCTCTAATCTTTTTGATTTTTCTAGGATCAATATATCTTACTTCAGTTATTCCTAGTCTTGGACTTTCTTTATCAATGATCTTATGGTAATATACTCTACCATCTACATACCATCTTCTAAAAATGTCGTGGCCTTTTAAATCAAAGTTTAATAACTTTAAAACTTCAGTAAAAGACTCTCTAATTTTCTTTTTAATTGAGTCACTATACTCAATCTTACTTAAATCTACTTGTACAGATTGTTGATTTTCGTTAGATACAATTGCCTCAGATACTATATCCTCAATTGCAAGATCACACTCGGGATGGAGTGATACCTCTCTATATCTTCTTATTAAATCTAATTCGTTACGAGCAGTAACATCAAACCCACCATAAGACGCAAAAAACCCACCAGCGGGGACGGTTTGTGTACCGTCTTCCGCTTGAGGTGGAACTATATTTTGTCTTGGATCGGTTGAGGGACCTTTCAGTCGCTCTATTTTAAACCCAAACAGTTCAGCCATAATTTAGTTTCTCCTATTACTAATACTTATAATGGTATTAAGTAGTAGTATTTGTTTCAAAGTATTGGTATCTATGAGTAGCAGTAAAACTTTCTACGGTATTATTGTCCCCATAAGATAGCGCAATGTCATCCAGAGTTGTTGGAAACATTCCTCTGAATGTGTATGATTTAATCACGTTACCATTTCGGTCTAACTGATCAACAAATGCGTCAACTTGATAATCAACAGGATTTACTAATCCTTCGTTATCTGACATATTATTGATACCATTTAACCATCTCTCGTATGCGTTTCTGATTAAGAAGTTAGTATCATTTAGAATAGTTGTAGTCCATGTAGCAAATGTTCTATCACCTGCAACATATAACTCTCTTCCTCTAAATGGTATTGCAACTTCCGTTACAGTCATACCAGGTAAAGATGTTGATGTACATAAGAAAGACATGTTTTCAGTCTCCCCACCTACAGCAGCATAACCTGGGAAAGGCATTGTTACTCTGAATTGATTGGCACGAGCACCACCGCCTCTTAACTTAGCTTTAAAGTCATTTATATTTGGCATGTGTTTATCCTCCTACCACTTCTTCAAATGCAACACCTGATCTTGTCGCAACGAATTGTAGTTGTATAAAGTTAATTGATCTATTTGGTTTAACAAATATATCTGCTCTAAACTCATTTCTATCAACAACAAGGTCTGGAGAGTTATTTGTTTCGTCACAAACTACTGAAAAGTCTGTAATACCTCTTCTACCTTGTACATCTCTTAGGAATGGTTCAACTATGTTTCTAAATTGAGCTCTTGTAAACTCGTCATTAAATTCAAATAGTTGAAATTTAGAAGCAGTTGATATTGCTTTCTCCAAAGTAATGAACAATCTTCTTACGTTTATTCTATCAAATGCACTCGGCGTTGATAAACCAGTTTTATCACCAAACAAGATAGTACCTTGTCCTGGCATTGTAACAACTGGATTAATTCTAGCTCTGTACAATTCATCTCTTTGTGTCTTGTTAGGATTGTAAGCAAGTTTAACTACACCTCTTAATACTCCTCTGTTGAAACCAGCAGGTGAGAACCAAGAATCTGCGATTAAGTCTGTTCTTGCAGCCAATCCAGCAGTATCTCCGTTAAGAGGTACATATCTGAACAAGTCATTGTATTTGTCGTATGTATATTTGTAACCACTATCAAATACTACGTATGAAGATGATCTAATACCATCAAAGAAACCTTTAACGTTACTTGTCTGTGTAGTAGAGTTTGTAACATTAACAACGTCTGATCTTTCAGGAGAAGCAAATACTACTGCGTCTTTTCTGTTTTCAGCAATTGTTATTAGGTTGTCTATGTGTGTAGCATCACCTTTACCAGCAATAATTAAGTTAACATCAACTGTATCACCGTCCTGATATTTTTCGTATGCAGTTTTTAATTCTGCATTTGTAGCAGCAGAACCATCTGAACCATCTATAAGTGATCTAGTAAAAGGTAATGATAAAGCAGTAAATGTTGTACCACTAGCAGTTGAACCCCAATTTGATCCTGTTGCAACGTGGTCCATCCAGTAAATATATTGACTTCTATTGTATAGAACATCAACATAATAGTTTGAATCACCTTGTGATGTTTTAGCGTCTGAAGCTTTAGATACGTTTGAATAAACTTCTAATACTTCACCAGCAGTACCTGTGATTGCACCGTCTTCGTCTATTACGACAATGTGCATTTCATCTCCTGAGCCTGATCTAGTTGAAGCGTAAGATGAAGTACCTGGAGCAGTATCTACTAAATCGTAGTATCTCCATCTTCTTCTTACAGCAGAACCGTCTGCTACAGCAGTATGTAAACCACCTGTACCTGAAGGATGTCTTACAAAAGTAAGGTCGTTTGTATTAACGGCCGTGACTCTGTATTCGTGTCCTCCAGCTTCGCCGAAATTAACTATATCGCCTACAGCAAAGTCTGTGCCTGAAGTTAATGTAATAGTTGTATCTCCAACAGCTGTTGATGAATCGTTTATTGTTGTTTTTGCAGCCATCTCATATGCGTTTGCACTTGGACAGACTGATACTGACAATGAATTACCCCATGCGCCTGCTGTTCTAGCAGCCCATTCGCCAACGTTAGCAGAACCTGTGTTGTAAGGTCCAGTACTACCGTCACCGTTTTGGTAATGATCTGTATTTTTTATTTGTAAAGCAGTACCAGAAACTACTGCGTTAACACTCCCAGAGTTTGCAGCTCGTACAACTCTTAAACTTGATGAGTATTGCAAGAAACTTGCAGCACTAAAAAAGTATTCAAAAGTATTTGAGTCAGGTTTACCAAACGTTTCAATCAATTCTTTTTCTGAACTAATAGATGTTACTTCATCCATAGGTCCTTGACTGAATTGTCCTGCAACAGCACCGATCGTAGTTGCTACTGCTGGAATAACGTTTGTTAGATCCCTCTCTTGTACGAGTACACCTGGTGAAACTTGAAATGCCATATGTGTTCTCCTCTTATTAGCTAATAGGTATCATTAATCTCGTTTATATTTATAATATATCACCTTTTCGTACGGTCACTGGCGTCCATCGTTCACCAGAATCGTCCTGAAAACTCTCGTCTTCTACACCATCATTCACAAACCCAAATGGTGCCATATCTTGTTCTATTGCGTTTTGTTGTTCTTCATACATTCTAGCACGTACATCTTGGTCCGTCATTTCTTTAAAATATCTTTGATTAGTGATCCATGCAAATATAACGCAACACATAACTAAATCATCATTAGAACCTTCTTCAGCCTGCCAACCACTACCACGTCTTACAAATGTTGATAACTCTTGTATTGTATGAAAGTCATTTATTAATATCTTGTCGCCTTCAAGTAAACTTTTTAAGTTAGAACAACCTATACGTTTTACTTGTTTAGTCATACGTACACCTAATTGTGTACCTCTCTTACTGAAACCCCCACCTAATACCTGACCTGCTCTACCTTTCATCATACACATTAATAAGTTTGTGTATTCTAATTCAAACTGTAAAGCGTCTGCTATTTGATGACCTAGATCATTTACCTCAACACATATATGAGCATTGTTATATGCTTTTGCAACTTTCTCAATAGTATGAGGAAACAATATAGGTTTAATTTCATTATCTCTAAATTTTGCAACCAACTTATATGGCATTTGTGTTACATCAAATACAGTAAAGGCAGAATAATCTCTTACAGTACCACGTGCTACGTCAACTGTCATAACATAATCTTTACCTTTTTCTGCTCTTTCGTACATATCTAAACCTTCGTTAGATACTAGTGGTGTATTGTGTGATAAGTTTCGTAATTTAGATGGATTGATTAATGTATCTACTGAACCTACAAACTCACACTCAAACTCGGTAGCAAATTGTGCCTCACTTGTGTTTCTAATTGTTTCTTCTTTCCACTTATCATCTCTACCAGGTACCTCTGACCAATGTACTTCAATAGGTTTATAATCGTTTCTTCCATGTATTGAGTCATTCCACAATTTGTAAAACATATTCATTCCATGTGGTGTAGATACAATCATAACTTTAGATTTTTTACCAGATGAAATTGTAGGATATACTGAACTAAAAAACTGTTCAGATATATTGTTAGGTATGAAAGCAAACTCATCAAGGAATATGATATTAAATGAACCACCCCTAATTGCACTTGAAGATGTTGCAGCCGCAAGAATTTTACTGCCGTTTTCTAATTCTAAAGAACCTTTGTTCCAGTTTAAGACACCTTGTTGTAAAAATTTAGGTAAGTTTTCATATGCAAGTTGCAATCTACCTAATAAATCTCTAGCAGTAGAGCTTTTGTTTGCAAGTATGGCAACGTTTATATTGTCATTAAATATAACTTGATGTAATAGATATGCAATAATAGTAGTTGACTTACCTGATTGTCTTGGTAGTTTACAAATAGAAAATCTGTTATTATGAAAAGTGTCTACCATCTTTTCCTGAAACCCGTACATATTAAAAGGTACTAGACCTTCATCAATGTTTACAATTCTAGTATATTTTTTTATAAAGTGTATAGGATCATCCATGCACTTTGCAATCTCTCTTACTTGATCTTCACTATAACTTTGTTTGAGATTTGCTTTATATAGGTTAGGGTTACCTAGATATGCTTCAGTCATCAGGATTTACCTTTTTAAAATCTTTATCTTCTTCACTTTGTACATCTTTATTTTTATTCTTTAGCATTTTATGTAATTCTGCTGAAGAACCTACAAATAGTGCTTGTTTAATATTTGTGCTTGTTTTATTAGGTACGTCTTTAAGTGTTTTAAGTTTGCCTTGTAAGTCTTGTAATTTATCTACAGTATCAGCAACTTGTTTAATTAAGTTACCTGCAACTTCATAGGCACGTGGGTGTTGACTTTCGTTTGCAATATCAAGTATGCCTTGTATTGCGTCTTGTCCTCTTTCTATAAGATTGTAATAATTTTCTCTACTATATTTGTAATCATTATCCACATCTTCTTTGTTCTTATCTTCAACTCTAGGAACTGGTGGAGTGTATTCTTTTTTAACTACGGCCTTTGTTACAGGCTTGTCGTTAGAGATACCAAGGGCTTCGTTTATCTTTTCGTCTATGCTCATAATTATTCATCACTATCCGTAGTCGGGTTATATGTTTTCGAGTCTGCAAAATTTGTTATAGTTGTTGTAAATCCAAAATCGTCATCTGCGTCAGCTGATGTAGGATTAGGTACTACAACAATTCTTTCTTCTCTTGTTGAACCTGTTGCTGTATCTGTAAATAAATCTGCCGTTGTTTCTTTAATAACTTTAGCAGAATATACAGGACCATACAAGTAAGTTTTAGCAGTAAATCCTAAAGTATAATTTACAGCACGTCTTGTTGTAAAAGAACCATCGTAATTATCTTCATAATTAACACTATTTAGTGTTATCGGAACATCACGTTTTATTCCCATCTCTGGTATTGCATTAATTGTTACCGTATAGTCAGGTTGAAAGTAAGGTAATATTTGTTCTACAATCTGTAAACCACCTTCAGCAGTTGCTGTAAATGAATATAAATTAAAAGATATATTGTAAGGTACAGGATTGTATTGATAGTATTGTTGACCAGCGTCTGTGGCATGTGTCTTTTTAAACTTACCTACTCTTTGTAATTTACGAGTTGCGTCATAAGAGATACCTGATATTTCAAAACCCATACGAGGTAATGAAACAGCCATTTCTCTTTGATTTAAATTAGGTTGTTGCTCTAATCTTGTTAAAAACTTTTCTTTAGGCGAATATGATAGAGGTACTTTTAATCTTTGTATTACAGAACCATCGGCGTCTGTTCTATGAATAATTATGTTGTTGAATATTGTACCAAAAGCAACAACAACTTTTCTCATTGATTCATGGTAAAATCGTCTTCCGAACATTATACTTGACCCTCATCTATTTCACCAAAAGGGTTTCTTTCTGTGAAATCTAATATATCATCTGCCGTACTAGCAGTACCAAATCCTGCGTCTGCTTCATACGTAGCGTTATCAGCGTAATCTCTTGTTTGTGTTGCCAAGTTGACATCAACATGACTTTCTAATACCAAGTAGTCGTAATTTTTCAATACTGTATCTGTAGTTTCTAATAAGAAACCTGTACCATCTTCTTGTACTAATTGATGTTGTAATTGATCTATAGATAATCTATCTTCAGCAATGTCAATTTCTGATCTACCAGTATCAATTTTTTCTGAACTATACTCAAATCTAGTTGTCTTTAATTTGTAAACAGGTAAGTTACCTAATTGAAAGAATGGTTCCTGATCTTCTACAAATTGTATTTCAAAAAAACTATTCATCAAAGGTACATAAATTAAATCACCTTCGTTAGGTCTACCATCTACAATCTGTACTGCTTGATTATCAACTTGATTTTGCCATCTTCTTTTTGCAATGACAAATGTTGTATCTTCTCTAATTTCTAAACCAAATTTAGATACTAATTCTTGTTCGCCAGCAAATCCTTCAGTTGTTTCAATATACATTTCTAGCATGTATGATTGATCAAATTTAGAAATAGTATCTTCTCCTAAAACTAAATCTTTGTTGACTAATGTTCTTGGTAAATAAAAACAATCTTGGCCGTATATTTTTAGACCTTCTATGATTAAATCTTCATGTAATTTTTTTTCAGCGTCATTACCTATTCCATTGCCACTTTGAAAATAATGATTTACAGGCATGGTATTATCCTATCATGTACGTTATAGGCGTTTCGTATGTGCCTCTTATTTCTTCTTCTAATTTTCTTATATCCTCTAATGCTTCTGAATATATTTGTTGACCGTTAAGTGTAACACCACCTAACATTGCAACACCATTAAATTTAGATAAGTTAGCACCCCATTGTTTTTTAAGTAATGCTGTAACATATCTTTTTAAATATATGTCATTGTAAACATCTGTCATAACTGTAGGGTCTAATTTTCTAAAACACTCAATTACAAGATACTCGCCAACAGTTATATCTGTTTTCCAGTCCATATCTACAAAGAGTTTATTATTGTATTGGTTAAATCTAATAGGTTTTTCACCTACTAATATATGATCTAACATATCTAAATTTCTTAATACCATATCGTAATGAATAACTGAAGTGGATGAAAAATCATATAGATCATTTAATCTTAATTGATATCTAACATCAAACATATTCTGATTACCTCTATTTGATAAAGGGAATATTCTTGTAACTGCTAGTACAGCTTCAGGTACAACGATAAAGTTATTTTGTTCAGACCATGCAGTAGTAACTGAATTTTTAGTAACACTTGACGCAGTATCACCTGTAGGTGATTTAATTCTATCTACGTCTGCTTGAGTTACTTGATATTTAAGGTATGTTCTTTCAACGCCATCATAATGATATTGAGCAAAGTATTGTAACGCTTCATCTATTCTATCTTCAGCCTGATCGTCATCCACGTTGATTTCGATTACAGGTTTCCCTAGTGTTCGTAAAGCGTACTGTTTTAATTGTTCTCTTGTTGCTGGGTTGGCCATACTAATCCTTTTATACTATTTATACGATTATTAGGCGTTGCAAAGACGCAATTATGGTGTGTCTAAAAATCGGTTTAGATTAATTGATTATTAACTTGCAGAACCAACAATTGTCTTAACAGCAGATCCAGATGAATCATTAATTACTAATGTTACAGCACTAGCAAAGTGTGAAGATGTAATGCCTGAAATCGTGTTTGATCCAGCAGCAATTGTTTTGTTTGTCAAGGTTTGTGAAGCAGTCAGTAACGCAATAGAAGACGTATCTGATAAATCAGTTGAAGCAATAGTTATGTTTGCACTACCATCAAATGACTGACCAGCGATTGTTCTAGGCGTTGCTAATGTTGTTGCGTCAGCAGCAAGTGTTGCTGTATCAGCATTACCTGTTACATCACCAGTTACATCACCAGTTAGATTTCCTTCAACGTTTGCAACTAAAGTACCTGTAGTAATTGATAAATTACCTGTTGCGTCATTAGTAGCAGTTGTAGTACCAACTATGAACTTATCAGCACTTTCATCCCAAGCCATAATAGCATTGTCACCAGTACTTCCTCTTTCAATTAGAATACCAGAGTCATTTGCATTTGAACCAGCACCAGAGTTTAACTCTAGTAGGTTGTCTGTAATGGTTGTGTTTGTTGTTGCGACTGTAGTTGTTGTACCATTAACTGTTAAATTACCACTTAATGTTAAGTTAGCAAACTGTACGTTAGAAGCCTGAGCTAATGCTTGGTCTGTATCAGATAAATCTGTAGCTGCAATTGTGATATTAGCAGAACCATCAAATGATTGGCCAGCAATAGTTCTAGCAGTTGTTAACGTTGCAGCTGAACCTGAAGTATTTTGATTACCAGTTGCGTTAACGCCAGGTAAATCAATGTTTGCACTTCCATCAAATGATACACCACCAATATTTCTAGCCGTTGCTAAAGCAGTTGCTGTGTCAGCATTACCAGTTACGTCACCTGTGATGTTACCAGTAAATGTTCCTGCAATTGCACCTGTGCCTGTGATAGTAGGTGATGTTAAAGTTTTGTTTGTTAATGTTTCTGTTCCAGCCAATGTAACAAATGAACCATCTGAAAGGGCAGAGTTAAACTGAGCAGTAGTACCTGAAACGGTATTACTACCTAGAGCGATAGTTTTATTTGTTAATGTGTCTGAAGAACTTGCAGTTATATAAGAACCCAAGTCAGAAATATCTGCCTCAACAATTGTAATTGTATTTGAAGCAGTGTTGATTGTTTTGTTTGTAAGTGTTTGAGTACCAGTTAATGTTGCAACTGTGCTATCAATAGCAAACGTTACAGCATTACCAGAACCAGAAGTATCTATACCAGTACCACCAGTAAAGGTCATTGTTTCACTATCTAAATCAATTGATAATGCACCACCTGAATCTGCTTGAAAGTCTAAATCAGAAGCAGTTACTTGTGCGTCAACATAAGCCTTAATAGATTGTTGAGTTGCAAGTTTTGTAGCACTATTTGATGATAGGTCATCTTCATCTAGTATTGCAGAACCTGAAACAGCAGTATTTAATACAGCACTTGTTAATGTTTTGTTTGTAAGTGTATCAGTAGTATCTTGTAATACTATTGTACCTGTTGCGTTAGGTAATGATATTGTTCTATCTGCTGTAGGATCAACCGTTGTTAATGTAGTTTCGTATGCGTCATCTGTTGCACCTTCAAATACAAAAGCATTTTGAATGCTAATCGTTGTTGAGTCTACAGTTGTTGTTGATCCAGAAACAGTTAAGTTTCCTGATACAACTAAATTGTCATCAACTGTAACTGTTCCACCAGCTGAGTCGATTGTAAGATTTCCTGAAGACGTATCTATTTCGCCTGCAGCTGTCTTACCTAACTGAATATTTCCTTGTAAGTTACCAACAGTAGCGGCACCACCTGCAGTAGAACCATCGTGTAGTAACACTTTGTTTAGAGTTGTATCTACTGTAATTTCGCCAGATGAGCCTGTGTAGGCAGCATTTTCGGCAGTAGTTCCTCTTCTTAATTGTAAAATTGTTGGCATTGTTAATCTCTCCCTTTTTGTACGAACTAACTTTATTATTTATAATAATTAGTTATTATACTCCCATTTTTACTTGTTATTTTTTATGCAACACTTCCGAAATCTATCGTTAATAAGTGAGCATAATTCATATTATCTGTTGTATTTACTGATAACACTACGCCAAAATGATCTACAGGAGTGGTTTGAGGTTTAGTTTCTCCACCACCTAAATCAACATTATCTTTTAAACCAGATAGTTTATCGTTATCAGTTGCAAAATGTATTCTGTCAGATTTTAAATCTGCCAAGTCTTTTTGTAGTATATTTCCTATATAAGCCATCTTTTATTCCTAGTCTGATATGTCATCTACTACACTTACCCAACAATCAACTGAACTAGATGTATCTGAAACGACTTTTAAATCGTCACCATTTTTTACTACATACTTAGCCCCACCGTCTATTAGTTGTAAAGTAGATCCTGCCTGTATCGGCGCATTTTTAATTAAATACACGTCATTTGAAGAATCAGCGTCATTGATATAAACATCTACAAAAACTTGTGCGTTTGTGGTATTTGATATACCCACACCAATAATAGTATCGTAACTATTTGCCGTATAAACGGTATTAGCTGACGTACCTACATTTCTTGCTGTGAATCTTCTAAAATTTTGTGCCATCTTTTAATCTCTCTATATGTATATATTTATAATGCAATTGCCATAGCAATAGCAAAACCTTTCGTTGCTTTATTATCTAACTGTGTTTGAACACTTGATGTAACACCATCTAAATAATCAAATTCTGTATTACTTACTGATCCAGATGAAATCTTAGCAGCGTCAATACCTGTTATTAATTGACTATCTCCAATATTTGATATTGTATTACTAGAAGCGTCAATTGTCTTATTCGTTAATGTTTGTGTAGTAGTATCACCCACAAGTGTAGCTGCACCACTAGGTAACGTAATTAATCCATCACCTAATATTCTAAATCTTTCTGATCCGTTTCTATAGAAATGCCAACCTTGATTACCATCAGTTGAAGCATTAACCATTCTAAATTCTTTTGAACCAACACCTTTAATTTCATGTCTGCTACCATCAGTTTCACTTATGTCAATATATTGATCTGAAGAATTATGTCTTCTAACTCTAAAACCTTCTTCAGAATTTATCTGTTGAAAGTCTAAACCAACTTCTGGAGAAGTTGTTCCAATACCTATTCTATTATTAGTACTATCAATGTGTAAAGTATTTGTATCAAAAGTAGCGTCTCCTGTAATTGTAGGACCACTAATTGTTGGACTTGTTAAAGTTTTATTAGTTAAAGTCTGACTTGCTGTTAATAATGCAATTGAAGATGTATCTGATAAATCAGTTGAAGCGATTGTGATATTACCTGTACCATCAAAGGCCTGTCCTGCAATTGTTCTAGCAGTTGCCAATGCAGTAGCTGTGTCAGCGTTTCCTGTAACATCACCAGTTACATCACCAGTTACATCGCCAGTTACGTTACCAGTTACGTTACCAGTTAAAGCACCTTCAAATGTTCCAGCAACGAATGTTTCAGAACCAACAGTCCATTTATCAGTTGTTTCATTCCAAACTAAAGTTTTATTTGTTGAAGTACCTCGTTCAATCTCTATACCACCGTCTTGTGATGGTGTGCCTGTTTCGTTACTATTTAAAGTAATAGTGTTATCAGCAAGATTTATAGTTTCTGTATTTACTGTTGTTGTTGTACCACTTACTGTCAAATTACCAGAAACAGTCATATTATTAAACGTTACATTATCTGTAGTTG